GCTAACACCCAGTTTCACTCCCGACTCCAACATGGTCTGAATCAACTGACCCATTGGAGTTGGAAGTATTTTTAGTTTTCCGTAGCCGTTAGGACCATCCATCCACATCTTGGTTATCATGTGACTCACACGATCAAGATTGATTTTTAAATCCTGAGGATGATCAACTTCTCCAAGAACGGAGTAGCCACCAGCGATCTGTTCATTGAGCGTTTTGACAGCCCTGCCAATTTCTTCAGAAGAGTAAACACGCTGATTTGCATTACGGATGTCTCCTTGAATGCAAATGCCGTTTAGGTGCAGCGATTTTTTACCATCGCTGCCTTCGTCGCGCTCCAAGACAATCTTAGCCTGGTCAAAACTCAAATGTTCTGATAGAGTAGTTTTCACCTTTGTCAAGTCCTATTATCTACGACCACGGAAAAGGCTTTGCTTGTTGTCTGGTGATTCTTTTGCACCAGCTTTTTCGGCACCATGTCCTGGCTCTTTTGTTGAGAAAGCACCACCGGCTTTGCCGCCTGGAACATTAATGTTGCCTTTAGCATGTGGATTGTCGCCAGCTTTAGTATTGCTTAGTGCGGAACCTTTCATAGCACCGCCTGCAGCACCTACTTCACCTGCGTCAGCACCGTTACGACCACTTAGGATATTAGCAGTTGTGCCACCCATGTCGTTCTTGCTGAATTTCATACCTTGTGCATTTGTAGCAGAACCTTGGCCTTTATCGCCAGTTCCTACCAAAGCGCCTTCACCGGCACCTTTCTTTTCTGCGCCATGGCCGTTTGCAACTTTCTCAACGTATTCACGTACAGTTGCTAGATCGCCCATGCCTTCTTCTTTAGCAAATGGATTTTCGCCTTCTTCGCTGTCGTCGCCCATATCGTCGCCACCTTTGAGTTCATCAAATTTAGCTTGTAGTTCATCAACGATAGAGTCTAGGTCTTGAAACAATTCTTCTTCAGACTTTTCGCCACCTTCTTCGTCATCCATTTCTGCATCAATATCGCCTTCTAGATCGTCAGTTGGATCTCCGCCCATTGCAGGCATGTCGTCGTCGCCTTCGATGGCAATATCTTCAAATTCTTCGTCAACTTTGTCTTCTTCTGCATCTTCATCTTTAGCAGCTTCGTCCATGTCTTCGTCTTCATCTTTTTCTTCTTCTTCAGCGATTTCGCTGTCGATTAAAGATTCGTAGATTTCACGAGATGCTGTAACCACGTACTCGTGGAACAGTTCTTCTGCTTTAGCTTGATCGTCATTGACCAAATGCTCAAGCATTTGTTGTAGTAGTTTATTATCGGCCATAGTTTATCTCCTCAAATGGTATGGGCTGTTGTTTATTTAACACGAAGATTACAATCTAGTGTTAAATGGTAGTTTTTTGATTGATTTGATCAGAATATATAGTATCAGGAAAACTTCTACTAAATTCGTCGTAAGTGATATGACTTAGGTTAGTCAAGGTAGGGCCTAGTTTGTCTGGTATAAATGCACCGGGTTCTATTACCCTAAAAAAATGTATGTGACGGAATTCTTTGATTACTTTTTCAGTCTGACTTAACCAGTTTCCGTGATATGTGGCTGCATCTGTTGATTTTTTATAGTTGAATGTATCTGCGTAAATGTTGTTGAATTTACCGTTGTTGCCTTGATAGTCAAAGCCAAAAATATAGATTGTTTTGTGTTCTTGGGTAGCAGCGAACCACAATGCTGTGGGCCCTGAGCTCCATCCCTTGTGCGGACTAAAAAAATTAATACCGTGCTTGGTCTGTATGCCCTTGTTGGGATTAGTCCATACTTGATGTTTTTTATGATAGCCGGATTCTATGATTTCGTTGACCATTTTTACATCTACAGCTATTAGATAGTTTGGTTCAAACTCACGATATTGTGCATTGCACCCGTAAGTTACACCTTTGGTCATTAGAGAACGAATGTCTAAGCACTGTCGGCTTGTGCCGTTGCCTATGACAAATCCGGGATTATTCTGCAGGTGCTGCTTCTTCGCCAACTGGAGTTCCATACATTTGTCTTATAAAGTCCAGTTCAGATTGTGATTCTAATTGATGTGCTTCGCTTTGAAGCCTTAGTTGATTGATTTGTCGCAGTGTAAGACGTATCTTTCTGGTGTCTTTTTTGTCAATGATGCTGCGATCTCTGCTGGACTCATATCTACGATCTTGAGCAAAGTCGTTGTTTTTTTCGTTGAAGTAAAAGAATTCGTTAAGAAGCATAATGTATTTATTACTGAACTGGTGCTTCTGGTGCTGCTTCTGCGCCGGCGTCTGCCCCTGGTTCTGCGGCAGCTGCCATGTCTAAAGGTGCTTCTGCTTCTTGACTGCCTACATCTGCAGCCATGCCTCCGGGTGTTACTCCTATGCCTCGTAGCTGGCTCTGGGCATCAGCAGGTGCTTTGAGATTGGCACCGTTTTCTTCACGCCACATTCTTTCGTTTTCTTTGACTTCGTCTTCAGTCATACCCAAGAATCGCTTCATGGCAAAACGTTTGCTGAGATGTGGAATCTGTACTACCTGTGCAAATGTAGCTGCTCGAGCTGTGTCAAGTTCACTTTGACGATAAGCAGCAAAGTTCTGAGGCTGATTAAATTTAAGTTCAAACAGTCCGCTATCAATGTTAACACCTTGATCATTGAGCCACAGTTTAAATTCAAGATCAAATGTTTCTACTATAATACTCTGTAGACGTTTGCAGTATTCATTGAATCTCAGCTCTTGGATGTAAGCTGTGCCTACTTTACCGTCCGACACAGTGTTAGCTTGTTCATCAATAGACGTAGGAAGGTAGGAAGCTGGTATACGCAGAGCACGGAATAGTTTGTTGGTAAAGTAACGTAGATCAGTGATTTCACCTAGATTAGTACCACCCGGCAGTGTTTCAACTTTTGATCCGCGGCCTTCTGCTGTTTGCGGAAAAAAGTAATCTTCGTTTACACTTAGAGGATTATAACTAGCGTCTATGACGTTGGCTCCGCCACCTGTTGAGCTAGGAATACGCCGCTGTTGGATTTCGTTTTTTACACGTTCAACAAAGCTCATGGCCATGTGTGCCGGCATATTTCCAACGTCCACATAGAAAATACGTCTTTCTGGAGCACGTTGTATACGATAGATAATGATAGCGTCTTCAAGCAATTCTTTCTGCTTGTAGACTTTGAATACTGATTCTAATAGACTGTTGCCAAATGGATAGTTATTGTCTAGTCCTTCTGACAAGGAAAGATGAATAACATGTTTGGCATCCACTGTGATTTCATTGGTTTGATTACTGAATCTTGTGCCTACTGAACGTGCTGCATCACCGGCAAACCCTCTGGCCATGCCGCCACCCGATGTGTATGAACTTGTACCGCTAGGAGCTGTGTTGGTAGTGTTATGAGGTGTTGTAGCTATGAATTCTTTGAAGTTGAAGTTGAGATCACGGATCACATACTGTTCAGGAATCTTGCCTTCTGATTCGTTAACGATAATCTTGGTTACTTTGGCAGCATCTACAAATAACCACTTTTTGGTTTCTGGATCACGAATGAAAAAGCAGTCACCATATTTGAATGCATTACGCAGTATGCGGAAGATCCTAGTTTCAAAACTATTCTGCTTGCACCACTTTTGTAGGCTGTCTTTGAGTATTTTAACTTCAGTAGCAGTAGGCTCGCCACGGAAAAATGTGTGGAACGGTGTAGCGTTTTCTTTGTCTTTTTGTGTGCAAAACTCTGTGAGTATGTCCAAAGCAGCATTGACTTCTGAGTCCATGTCCATGGTGTCATACTGCATGTATCGTTCAATACGATTTGGTGAACCTGCATAGACATCTGGCAGATAACTGCTGTAGTTAGCACGAGCAGGTCCTGGACGTCCGCGACCACTAATTGGGCTCATACTGCCGCCCGAGTTGTCTATGTTAACAGGTGTAAAGTATTTTTTCCAGCTCATGCTTTGTATAGATTCTTATTAAGACCTTTGGTTGCATTAAAGGTTTCAAATGTGTTAACCTGCGTTCCAGCTGCGTGTTTTATCAATTGTTCCATCTTAGTATTTAACTCCGCAAGCAGTGTAGTGGCAGAATTCTGAGGGCTTTTGTTTTGCTCTTCTTTGGTTTTGGCTTCTGCATCTGATTTGGCTTTGGCTTCTGCATCTGTTTTGGCTTTGGCTTCTGCTTCCTGTTTTTTCTTGTCAGCATCAGATACTGCTGCTGCAACTGCGGTATTAGCTTGTTGAGTAGCTGCTGGCTTATCTGGAATTAGAGCACTGCCTTCCCGTGCAGCAAACCCTTTTAATAGATCTTCGCTGCTGCCAGTTAAATTTAAACCGGCACTTTCTTGAGCAGCTTTCTTATCCAACGCATCTTTGGCTTTTTTATTGCTTTCATCTTGTTGCTTGTTGAATCCTGCTTTGGATTTGAGATTTTTTGCATCTAATCCTTCATGCAGTGCTGCTCGTCTTTCTTCTTTAGCTTTTGCATCTGCTGCTGCTTTGTCTGCTTCTGCTTTTTCATCAGCAACAATTTTAGCTGCGTTGGTCTGCATCCTATTTTTAGTAGCAACTTCGAGCTGTAATTTTTCGTTTTCGTTGGTTTTCTTTTCTTCTTGGATGTCCTGTAGATCCTTGTCAAAGTCTCCTCGCATGCCGGGTATCTTATTCAGTAAACTAAAGATACCTTCTTTTAATGACAACCAAAGACCTTTCATCATTAGTCCTACATACTTGAATGCATTTCCTACTACTTCAATGTCGCCCCCTAGACGTTTAAAATGATCGTACAATTTGGTCACCCCAAACACCATCGCTGCAACTGCGGCTGTTACTGCAATTATAGGCCATGTCACTGCGATCACTGCGGCCGCAAGTGCTAGCATAGGTGGTATCTGTGCTAATAGTGCTGGTAGGGCCATGGCCATTTGAATACCATAGTATATTCCTAATGCCACTGCAAGGGTTTTTAAAATAGGAACCACGTTGTCTAACACAAACAGCGTGAGACTTTGAAATGCTGGCCACACATAGTCTCGAATCAATCCGCCAATCATAGTCAACGCAGGTTCAAAGAAGTTGTACAGATTTTCCCATGCGCCTTGCAGAGCAGGCAGTAGATCTACTAATACAAATTCAGCCAGCGACAACAATGCTGGCATCACTGTGTTTTCTAAAAATACTCCAAGATTAGCAAACGCTGGTTCAAGTACATCAAACAACATGCCGCCTACCGTAGTTACTACAGCGGCCATAACGTTAAAGGCTGGTACTAGATATTTCATAACCAGTCCAGCTGTGAATTCAAATGCTCTCATTAGCAAATCTAATAATCCGCTGTTAGCCAAAGCCATTTGGAAACTATTAGAGAATGCTGCCAACGCTTCTTGGCTTTTGTTGACTTTTTCATTTAATCCGTCTGTGTTTTTTGCAGCGTCATTTTGAGCTGCTGCTGCATCTTTGGTAGCATCAGTGTTAATTCTCATACCAGCAGCCACATCTGCAGACACAGCCGCCATTTCAGAACTGCTTCTGTAGGCTGTTTTATTTCTGTCCATGGTGCTCTTGGCTTCTGACTTCATGTTATTCAGAGTTTGGTTGCGTTCCTGATCTGAAATTTTAATGTTGCTTTGAGTCTGCTGATGTTGTCGTTGCAGTTGTGCATACAATTCAGGATAGGCTGCTGCTAATTGTCTACTGCTGTCAGTAGTAGCTGATCCTGATGATAGCACATCTTTGGCAAAATCTTTTAGTCCTTGAGACGGCATTGACTGAACCATGTTTAGCATAGAGTCTGCAACATCTTTGTTTAGTCCCTGCTGTGCAGCAGCAAATTGTCCGTCTTTGATCAGTCTTTCTCGTTCTTTTTCTTTATCTGCTCTGCTTTCACCTGTGACTTTGGCCAACGCATCCATTTCTTTGAGATAATTTTTAGCTCCTTGAGCTAGTTCTGCATTGCTTTGTGTGCCTTGTCTTCCAGAATTTCTTAGATTTTTTGTATAGTTGGCCAGGCCTTGATTGATGTCTTGTGTAGAATATCCCAAAGCATATAAATCACTACCTGTGGCTCGCAATGCTTTAGAAACATCTCCAAATCGTTTAGCACCTGCTTCCACGTTTGATCCCAAACCTAACATAGCTTCGCCGTTGTTAGAGATTAATGAACCAAACTGCTCCATGGTCATACCTGCTCGGCCGGCAGCAGCACTAAACGATGAAATGCTTCCACCAAACGTTGCTCCGCCTTTAGATACTTCATTGAAGCTTTTTGCCACGCTAGTAGCTGCACCTGCTACTGCGGTGAACATAGTACCAACTATAGGAATAGATGAAAAAATGTTTGCAGCAGCATTTAGATCATTGCCAACATTGGCAAATTGTTTTATGGTGTTTGTTACTGCTGAGGACATACGATCAAGTCCTCCAACAACAGTACCTGTGGTGCCGACCAGTGTACCAAATGCCTTGCCTACCCCGGAAGCCATTTTGGACATTGCTCCAGGCCCGCTAGCTCCTCCACCTCCACCAGTATTACCACCTCCTCCACCTCCACCAGTATTACCACCTCCGCCTCCAGGTCCTGGAGGGCCAGGTCTGCGGGGGCCGCCTCCTTGCAGTGCTTTAAGAATTTCTTTCAGTGTGGCGTCAGAGGCTGCATTTTTAGCTTCTACTTGTCCAATTCCTGGAATGTCGATCATTACTGCTGCCATGTCTTATTTTTTCCTGGTAAAATGCGCATATAAATACACTGAGTACAATAGTATTTATTGGAGATAAAATGAGTGAAATAGCACAATCGGCGCCAGAATCCAAAGGTAAGAATCCTTTATCTAACTGGTTTCGTCAACCTAAAATTTATGTTAATCTGCCTAGCAAAGGAAAATTCTATCCTGCTGGCACATTAGATCAAAGCAGTACAGAAGAGTATGCTGTGTATGCAATGACTGCCAAAGACGAACTGATGTTTAAAACTCCTGATGCTATGATTTCAGGACAAAGCACTGTGGAAGTGATCAAAAGCTGTATTCCATCTATCAAAGATCCTTGGCAGATGCCCAGCATTGACCTTGATTTTTGTTTGATAGCTATTAGAATAGCCACCTACGGAGAGCACATGGATGTTACTGCTCCATGTCCTTACTGCAATCATTCAAATGATTATATGTTAGATCTCAACCAATGGATGCAGATGTTTAATAATTTTGTGTTTCAAGATGTGGTCGAAGTTGATCCTTTACGTGTCAGCATACGTCCGTATACATATAAAGAAACTACCAAAGCAGCCATTAAGAGCTTAGAACAACAAAAAATCTTCCAGATCATCAACGATGAAACCATGTCTGATGAGGACAAGTTAGATAAATTTGGCAAGAGTTTTGTTAAATTAACCGAGCTTACTGTGGATGTTATTGCTGATTGTATCACGAGAATCGAAACGCCTGATGGTAGCAGTGATGACAAAGCACAGATCAAAGATTTCATCAACAACTGTTCCAAGGATGTGTTTTCTAAAATTTCAGATAACCTCACACAGATGAAGACTCAGATCAATCTGGAAATCAAGGACGTGGCCTGTGGAGAATGTGAGAAGAAATTTGATCTTCCTATCACTATGGATCAATCAAATTTTTTCGCAGTAAAATCTCAAAAATAACTTTGCCGGAGATTTTACAGCTTTCCTCCGATATGGACAAAGAGGCAAAGGCTATAAAGAAAGATGTACTCAAATTGTGTTGGTATATGAGAGGCCTTTCTTATGCCGAAGTCATGAATATGAGTTGGGAAGAACGAGAAATCGTAGGTGAAATAATAAAAGAAAATTTAGAAACAACTAAAAAGACTGGATTAAATTTCTTTTAGAACAGTGTTGAAAATTGTTGTAGTGTGCTAATTTGTTTTGAATTCAACGGTTGACTACTAATCACTGTTTTGAGCGCCTGAGCTACTGCATCAGGATTATCAGTATCATACATGTTGTTTTTAACATTACTGCGTAGAGTTTTTAGCAATGCAATGTCTGAAGCCACCATTGGTGATCCTCGAGTAACTAAATCTAAAGTTTGAACTACAGAATCTGGATTCAATGCAGTGGATTTTTCTTGTGCTGCAGGTTCAGATGCTGCTACAGGTGCTGCTTTTTTTGTAGGAGTATCGCTGCCACCAAACCATTTTGACGGGCTTAAAAATTTATCTACAGCGGCTGCACCTTTTTTGTATCCCGCGACTGCTCTAGCAGGTGCTGCTGCAATACCGCCAGCAACTGCTCCGACACCTTTGGCCACTGATCCAACACCTCGTCCGATCACTCTACCGCCCGGATCCATGGGATTAGCTTCAATGAGCTCTTTTATTCTCATTTTCTAAATACGCTGATTGTGCCTTGCGATAATCCAGTTTCAAACATTTTCTGCTTGTGCATTTCTACACGTTGAGCTAACGCTTCTGACAATGCATTTCCGTAATTAATCTTGCTGGCATTTTGTTGCGTTAGTTGATTTGCCATTTGTCCCATTGCTGCGTTGCCAGCTTTGGCTTTTTCGGCTGCTGCTGCTCTAGCATTACGTTTACGCACAGCATCAGGTGTTTGACTAAGTTGACCTGCTACTTTGCCGCCTGTTTTCTTAGGTAGAGGTTGATTAGGATTATCTGCAGCCGCTGTGTTTGTAGCACTAACTGGCGCATTAGCCATGGTGTTAGCTGGTGCTACTGCTGGATCTGCTGCTGGGGCTGCGCCTGCTGCTGGTGCTGCTGCCGTTGTTGGTTCAGCTGCCGGTGCTGCTGCTGGATCTGCTGCTGGTGCTGCTGTTGTCGGTTCAGCTGCCGGTGCTGCTCCCGCTGCCGGTTTAGGATCAGGAGTTGCCATTGATTTTTGTAGCAACTGTAAAATTCTCTGCTTGCCTTTCTTATCTAACTTGTCTACGTTGGCTTTTACTTGAGCGTAGACTGTTTGTCCTGCTTTAGCAGTAGTCTGTTGATCCACTGCTGCTGTGGTTTTAGCTAACGCGGCGCCTGCTGCGCCTGTTTGAGCCGTTGCAGGTGCTGTGCCTGCAGGTCCTTGCGCATTGATATCTTGTGCTGAAGGTGCGGTTCCACTCGGTGCTGATGCTGGTGCGCCTCCTGCTGCAGACGCTGGTGCTGCGGCTCCTCCTGCTGCTGGTGCTCTGGCTGGCGCTGCCGCTGTTTTACCTGCTGCCGGTGCAGCTCCTGGAACATCGTCCCCAGCTCCGCTTACCACTTCCTTACCTGCTTGGAAACCTTTTTTTACAGCAGCTCCTAGACCAGCAACGCCGCCTGCTACTGACCCAACACCTTTGGCCAACGCTCCCACACCTTTGCCTACAGCAGATCCAATTTTATTTAGAATCGGACCTTCTTCTAGCTGTTGAAGCTGTGATTCAGTTAATAGTTCGTTAATTCTCATATCAAGCGGTTCCTAGTTGTTTGGTAAGATAAGCAATCATGCGTTTTCTATCTTTAGTATTTAACTGCATAATTGACTTTTTAATTTCTGCATAGCCACTAGTTGCGGCAGCCGGAGTTTCAGCTGGGCTTGCAGTGTCTAGTTTCATATCAGTGTATACTTTGGTAACAATGTCTGGTGATACTTCCATACTGGTTAGAAACTTTTTCAGTTCTTCGGAATCTGTTGGCGATCCATCTAGCTTCCATCCTGCTAAAAGTTTTTCGTAGGTAATTTTGTTTGTGATGTTTTGACCAACACGGTCAATGCCTTTGCCTACTGCACCAACAACTTTGCCAGCGCCTGCTTTGAGTTTGTCCATAAATCCAGCTTCTGTAAGCACACGATTAAAAAGTAGATAAACTTGACCTTCGCTTAATGGACGAGTTTGAACATAATAACTTTCTTTCTTTTCAGATCCAGTCGAAGCTGCCACAGCACCTTGAGCTCCTGCTTGAAGTCCTTGTTTAGCTGTGTTGATAAACTGTAATATACTGTCGTTGTCTTTAGCAGCTTTCCAGGCACCGTCTACCATGCTCTGCATGTCTGCCATGTATTCTTTGCTACGAACTATATCGGCAACTGCTTTTAACTGATCAAACCCTTCGCCTGCTCCGTCACCACCACCTTTGATTAAATTCATAGCTGCACGAATAGCACTAGCTTCTTCTGGTTTGACTAATGCGTTGAATCCTTGAGTAGTCTGTGTCCACTCCATCCCCGGCGCTCTTAGAGTTTTAGTTGCGCCCCAGCTGACATTTTCTAATCCGGCATCACTGGATCCAAACGGTATAGACTGTTCACGGAACCCTGCTATCCAGTTGCCTAGCATTTCAAATGCTTTGCCAGATAGATAACCCAATGCAGCAGTTTTAACACCTTTGCCGATAGCTGTAGAAAGTTTTTCACCTTTGATCAATTCAGCTGCACCACGTAGAACTTGACCAGCTATAGCACCGCCTACAGGACCACCTGCTAGCGAAGCTAATGCTGTTAATACACCAATAACGGCTGCGCTTTTGCCTGGATTTTCTTTCATCCAGATGCCTAAATTTGAAATTCCGTCTAACAGTTTTGAATCAGGAAACTTTTTATTAATATCATTTTTAAGTTTTTCAAATTTTTGATCCATAGCCTGAACAGGCTTGGTATTCTGCAACCACTTGCCAACGTTATTAATAGTATCGTTGACTTTTTTAACACCGTCTACACCAAGGCCTGCAAGGGTTCTATTATCACCACCTGCAATAGCAGCTTGCTCGACATTTTTAAAGATGCCTTTAATTTGATCTGCTGTTAGAGTAGCTTCAATTAAAGGCACGAATTCATTGTAAATTCCCTCTACAATACGTCTCTGTTCGAGAGTTAGTCCATCACACGACTCTTTAAGTATTTGTCGATGATTATTGCTTTCTATTAGATGTTCAATGCGCATGAATAATCCATTGTTTGATTGTTTATTTATTGTAAAAACGAGCTTGCGCTCGTTTGCGTTTTCGCTTGTCGCTCAACGCCGTTGTCTTCTTTCTTAATTGATGTACATTGTAATTGCGAAGCAATTCAAGTATTATGCAGATTGTTCAGTCACACTTTGCCCAGGCCGGGCAAAGATAAGAGCATTATGCGAGTTGCACAGTACACTCTAGCGTTACAGCGTTACAGAGGCGGTCATCCGGTACCTCGAGCTGCGTCTTTATATGACGGCGGTGTATACATTTACGCTAACAAATGTACACACGTAGGGTATTTCTCCCTTCTTTTTGCCTGTTTTTTCTTTTCAAATAACCAAATCGCAGGTCTTAGTAGCGATCGTCATCCTTTCGGGTAGTGGTTAAGCACCTTTGCGGCAAGGTTTTCCATCCCTGTGTACACGTAGACCAGGTTTAGAGCGCACGAAATTGAGCCTGCGCTAGCCAAAAAACCGCTTTATTTTGCCTGAGATTGTTCTAAAAGACGCTGTCTAAGTATGTTTGAACCGCCAACTCTGACATTTATAATACCATTATAATAGTCATCATTTTCTAAAACTCTGCGTTCAAACTGTTCTCTTGCTTCTAAATATGATAGTTCTGCCTTGGATTTGCAAAGATAAAGTATTTCTCTTGTGAAGTTTTCCGGACCTAATGCTTGAACGTCTGCGTTTAACCTGTCAGATGAACCATAGTATTCGCGCCAATCGCTTTCTACTACACTTCTTCTTTTGAGTTTTTTGCCTTTGAGTGGGGGTTTAGTACGTTTGAATTGTGCTAATTTCTTGCCTATGTACTTCTGTCCGGTGGTTTTATTCGTGATTATATAAACAAAGCCAATATAGCCTTCTGGTATTTCGTCTATTATTTGATTTTGAAACGTCCATTGCACTCTTTAATTAGTTAAAGCTTCTTGCCTCTCATGCCTTTTCTGGATTCTCGCTGTGCCTTGCGTTTGTCTTGTATTTCTACTCTTAGTATTGATGCCTGTGTGCGTATTTCTGATAGCCATAGTCTAGCCTTGATGCCTGCTTCGTTGGATTTTTTGTGATGAAACCGATCCTGCCATTTAAAGTATTCTTGAAAGGCATGGATCATACGATCATGTGCGTCTGAACTCATGCCACAATCTCTATGTCATTTGAATAACTAGTGAATCCGTTTTCTTTGATTACCTTTAGCACGTGATTAACACGGCTGGTCAAGTCATCTCTATGTGAAATCAAGAATACATTCTTGTCACGCTCACGAGTCATGCGTTTCAACACAGCAATACTGGATTCAACACCAGAAGCATCCATGCCCGAATCCACAAGTTCGTCAATGAACAGCAAGTTAATACTGGTGTATAGGTTTTCCCACACATCACGGAACGCCCACGACAAAGACAGGATTAGTCTATTACGCTCACCGCGGCTTAGATTATCGAAATCTAGATCCTGTCCTAACTGTGTGATAATCACAGTTAGATCATTCTGGAATTCCACTGTGTGCGGTAGGCCAATCTTGTCCAAATAGTAGGTCAATCGTTGATTCAAGAACGCAAGATTCTGATCAATTATTCGTTTGCGAACAAAACTATCTTTGTTAGTCAATAACTTGTGCAAGAATTCTTGATGATCTTTCACACGCACCAACTCGTTGAGACCGTTCCAATCTATTTCCTGTACCGCAGTTTCTTTTAGTTCAACAATCTGATCGTCATAGGGATTTTCTTCTGCAGTCTTGATGGTTAACTCACGTTCTAGACCATCGAAACTGTTTTTATGATTCAGTGCTTGTTCCAGGCTGTCATAGATAACCTCAGGACACATGCCCAACACACCCAACAGATCCAGTGCTTCTTTGAGATCGTTGAGTTCTTTTTCCTGTACCATTACATTTTCTTTGGATTCTGTGACCTGCTTGGCTTTGCTAGACATCATGGTTTCATATTTTTCGTCATGAATATCTTGGCCACAACTATGACACTTGTGTTCAGCTAGTGCAACAAGTTCTTTTTCTAATTTTTCTAAAGTGCGTTGTTCTTTTTCAACCGCAGCAGTTTGTTTAGCTATCAGCGACACCAACGAGTTCTTGTCTTTGTTGTTTTTGTTCCACTCGACCAATGCACGTTGGTTAGCAATCTCAATGTCGATGTCTATATGGCTGAGTCGTTCTATGCTTTTGCGCAGATTAGTCAGTGAAGTTTCTTTCTGTTCTTCCCACATGCGTTGTTTACGTATTAGAGATTCTATGCTTTGCTGTATTCTTTCGTTGCTGGCTTTGATAGTTTCTATTCTTGTGTTTTCTGTTGCAATACCGTCTTTGCTGATCTTGATAGATTCTTTGAGAGCTTCTGCTTTTTCTGACAGTATGGTAATACCTAATAGTTGTTCTATGATAGCACGTTGATCTGCTGCCTTCATGGATAGGAACGGTTCTGTGTAGGTGTTCAAGGCAATGAGATGTTTGAACATTTCGTGTTTCATGCCAAACACTTCTTCAATAGCCTTTTGTGTTTCTCTACTGTCACCTTGACTTTCGTCGAGATCACTGAGTTCCTGTTCCTGATCGTTGATGCTGAATCTCAACAGATTAGGTTTACGACCTCGCTCGATGTGATACTTGACACCGTCTTTTTCAAAGGTAACAGTACACAACATGCCTTTGCAGTTGATTTTGTTGATAAGATTATCACGTTTGATATTGGTTAGAGCTTGCCCGTAGATGGCATAGCTAAGACCATTAATAATAGTGGTCTTACCTGTGCCGTTTCTAGCACCTGAGTCATCGCCACCTAGGTCTAGATTTTCGCCTAAGACCAAAGTAAGTTGTCCTCGATCGAAATCTATGGCCTGGGTTTGATTGCCCACGCTCATGAAGTTGCGTACTGTGAGATTATTGATTTTAATCATAGTTCGTTATAGATGTCCAACAGTAATTTTTTGTCATAAGTGTCGCTGTCTATGTTATTGATCTGATTCATCACGATAGTATCAACTGATTCAAATGTGATGTCGATGGGATTAACAGCACTTTCTACTTCTACCTTTTCTGGAATCAGCATGAGTTCACGCAGTTTATACTGCGGCATAAACTGTTCTTTGATAAAGTTTGCTTCTTCAAAGGTGATGGGCAAGTCAATGGTCACCCGACAATGCATCTTTTCACGCAGTAACTTGTCCGGCGTGTCGATGATCTGACTCAGCTTGTAGGTTCTATATATAGGTTGACCCGGCCAAGAATAATATTCGGGCTTGCCACCCCAGTCCATAATCATCATGCCGCGATCGTCGTCACCTGCGTCCGCATAGTTGTGCGGAAAGGCATTGCCTATGTAAACCACATTGCCTTTTTGTTGTCGCTTGTGAAAGTGTCCAGTAAACACTAATTCTTGATTCTGAAAATGTCCAGTCTGCAACTGACCGTGATCAGGCATTTGCACCATGGCATTCATATAAAAATGCGGCAGTTCAAGATGTCCAAATATGTATTTGCTTTTCAGTTGTTTTACTGTGGTCCACTCGTCGCCTATCAACCAAGGCATGATAGTGACATCACCTTCTGTGTGTAATTCACGTATGGGCACGATGTTAGGAAACAATCGCATGAACTCTACAGAGTTGATTTCACGTTTGTCTTTGTAGAACAGATCGTGATTGCCTAGAATGAAATAGACTTTTTCAAAACTCTGACTGAGTTTTTCTAGGTTTGATACCGTATAATTCATAGTACTCACATCAGTGGTACTGCGATTATGATGCCAGTCGCCTAGGAATATGGCTGTTTCACAGCCTTGTGCTCGAGCTGTGTCACAGAACCAAGTGACGAAATCTTCGCAGTCTTGGTTATGTGTACGACTTCCGGATTTTAATCCAAAGTGTATGTCAGTGAAGCATGCAACTTTCTTAAAAAGATTCATAGATTAATTATAACAGAATATAAATGTAAAGTCAAACTCAATCTAAACTATCTGTAATAGTGACTGGTCCGGGAGAGTTCTTACTACCATTGGCGCTGTTTTGACGTGTCCATGAAGGATTCATCCCATTCATCTCAAGAATATCGTCTCGAATGTTTTGATTGCGTTTTTCAAGATTGATAATTCTAACGAATGAATTAGTTACGGCAGCAGTATAGTAGGCAAACGGATTATCACTTTTTGATTCATCAAATTGCAGTCCTATTTGAGTCAGTTGAAGAATAGCCTGCCCTTTCATTTCATCATTGTATGTGTATCCACGGACGTTGCCTCTAGTAGCATATCTTTCACAGAGCTTGATAAACATGCGAGCTAGGTCGTTGGTCATTTGTCCGTGATCCTTGGAAAACTCTCCGCGATCTAGATCTCCCTTCCAATGACTTTTTCCCACGCAGACCAAGTTACCATTATCATCATATTTCCAATGCTGAAATGGTGGAAAGTTTACTTTGTCGTGACTGTCAGCAGTATTCTTTAGAGTCTTCTTACGACCCGGTGCTAATGGTATGTGTGTAAAGGTCATCACACGAAATACTAGATCCTGTTTCTGTACTTTGCGATAGTCTACTTCAAATTCTTTAGCAGGCATTTTTTTACCAGCTGCGGCCACAGCAGCTTCGTGTGCAGCCTTAGCCATTTTAGATGCTCTGTTTCTTTTGGCTTCTGCAATGGTGCGTATATTCAGCTTATCCAAGTTAGTAACGATAAGATCGTATTCTCCGTATGCAGGATCGGTGAAACTACTGTAGGTATTTTTGCTTAGGTGTATTTCTCTTAATAAATCTTTGTTGGTTAGATACTTAATTTTAGGCACAATCATCAGTTAGAATTCTCCGTTATATGTTATATAATAGCACATTTTTATCATAATAAATAGTCTATATGACAAGGAAATCTGCTCAAAATGGCACGTAAGTCTTATCCAGAAACCGCAGCAGAAGAAGCTGCTAGAATAAATGCTGCCAGCGGTGACCCCACTGGTATTTCTGCTGAACAAGTTGCAAACAATCGAGCACTTAATGAAAGATTGACAGCAGCTTTTGGATTCGGTGCATCCTCTAAACCATCTTCAGGTCCAGGCAGTAATCCGGTGTCACCTTTTTCACAGTTGACAGCAGCTATTTCAGACGGATTTAGCCAAGCTACCAACGAAGGGCAAGCTGCTCTACAAAGTGCTTCGTCCGAGATTTCAAAACTCAAATTAGATGAAAAAGTTTCCGACTTGGCTGCTGGTGCAAAATCAGGCCTAAGCCAACTAGCCGGAGATGCAAAAAACTTTGGGGCTAGTGCCATGGGAGGCAACCTTACTGTGAACAGTGCAGTGGGCGGCGCTGTGGATAAATTGAGATCGGTGGCAGGATCAACCAGTAACATAGCAGCAGATATCTCCGGAACAATTAACAAACTCACTGGCGGCAACCTTGCAGGCGGATTGCTAAAAGCTGCTGGTAGCATCAGCGGAGCAGCAGGTATGCTCAACAATATACTTAGTCTCAAGCGAGGAATCAACATCCCAAAGGGAGCGCAGGTTTTCATGCCACAGGGACAAGCTATACAGTTAAGTGCCGGCGCGAAAGATGACTGGCGTGTGCGTATAAACTGTGAATGGAATATTTTTAACAGTCCGTTGTTTCAGCAACTTCAAGACACTGGTGGAGTAGTTTGGCCATATATGCCTAACATCACAGTCAGCACTAAGGCAGAATATAACACCATACCTGTTACACATGCCAACTACTCTCAATATAGTTACAAGAACAGCGTGGTGGATGATATTTCGATCAGCGGAGAGTTTAGTTGCGAAACTAAAGCAGATGCTGCATACTGGATTGCCGCTACAACATTTTTCAAGACAGCGACTAAAATGTTTTTTGGTCAAGGTGACCTTGCTGGTAATCCTCCTATAATCTGTAATCTTACAGGATACGGCAGTCATGTGTTTGACAAAGTACCTGTGATTATAAAATCGTTCTCGGTAGATTTCAAAGATGATGTTAATTACATACAGTGCGATCCGTTCAACAATCAAAAATACACATGGGTGCCAATCCTAAGTACTATCACAGTGGTAGTAGCACCTGTGTATAGTAGACAAGGCTTGAGAAAATTCAGCCTACAAGATTATGCCAAAGGCAAAATGTCTGGCGACAAGCAAGTAGGATATATCTAATGGCCAACTATACTAAAACCAGTCCTTGGGCAGATACCAATCAAAACAAGTTCTATCTAGACCTACTAGAGATTAGACCGGTGCCGTCTGAGCCAGATGATTTTAGATATGTGATAGAAAACCAATATAGACACAGGCCAGATTTGTTGGCCTACGATGTGTATGGTAGTGCAAAATTATGGTGGGTGTTTGTCCAACGCAACATGAGTATTATAAAAGATCCTATCTATGACTTTGAACCAGGTGTCGTTATCTATCTTCCTAAAAAAAGCAATCTAGAAAAGTTCTTAGGAGTCTAAATGGTAGCGAGATTTATTCCCGAAGGCAAAGAATTATTTTTTAAACCAGACGGTAGCGTAGTCATTCCAGGGTTTACAAACTCTACTATTCCTGTAGGTCTAGCACAAATCATAACTAATTTAGATCCTACTAGACCGACTAATCCATTGAAAGGCGGAGCTTCTACACAACAAGAAAAAACAAACACCACAGCTGCCTCTGCTAACAAAAATCTTCCGTCTGTAGTGAAGAATCCAATGGAAGTGTTTGCCAGTTCAAATGTGTTATGGACATTTGCGTGTTTAAGTCCAGCACAATATAACAATCCCCCGTCATATCGTAACTCTCCGGGAGATTTGAAAAATATTGTTTTTTCATCTGCAGGCAGATTTGACGGAAATAGGGCCACAACATTTTACGGAAGTCCTGAGTTTTACATTAATAATTTTACAATGATTAATGTGATAGGAGCCAACGAATCCACCGGCAACAGTAACGCTGTAAAATTTTCGTTTGATATCATTGAACCTCACTCCATGGGTCTGTTGTTACAGAGCATGCAGTCGGCTGCGATTAAAGCAGGATATCTCAGTTACTTAGACAATGCTCCTTTTGTGTTGCGTATGGATATACAAGGATTCAATGAACTGGGACAGAATCTATCTACAATTAAACCCAAGTTTTTTGTGTGTTCTTTAACATCGACAAAATTCACAGTCAGTGAAAGCGGCAGCGTTTATAAGGTTGAAGCTATACCCTACAATCATCAAGGACTATCTAGTCTTATCAATACCACATACAGCGATGTAAAACTTTTTGCCAGCGGACAAGGCACAGTGTTTGATTTATTGTCAAGTGGCGAAGGCAGTCTCATGGCTTATTTGAACAAGAATGAAGACAAATTAAAAGCTGAAGGACTTATCGAAGAAAAAGATGAATACGTGATTCAATTTCCTATCCTAAGCAGTGACTGGGTTTCATCAGCAGGTGATACAGAGAAAATTAAAAAAGCCACACTTGATCCTAGAGCAGATAGTAGTGATCCCAAGAAAGCAGTGTCAGCAGCTGTACCAAAAACTGATCCTCAACAATTAGACAAAAATTCAATTGCATCTTCGAGTCTAGGGCTCGATCAAAGCTCGGGAGGCAGACCGTTATTTAAACGTGCCGGCGATCAGTATGACGAAAAGACAGGGGTGTTGAAACGAGACGGCATGACCATAGATCCTAAAAATCGTGCTTTTCAGTTTGGTCAAAGTCAATCATTGACTGCCATTATAAACCAAGTAATTTTAAGTTCTGAATATGCCACAAATGCCCTCGATCCTAATAATCTTGTGAATGGATTTATTAAATGGTTTAAATTGGATGTACAAATAGAACTTTTAAAATTAGATGTCAGCACAGGAGACTATGCTAAGAAAATCACTTATCGAGTAGTGCCTTATCTTGTGCATCAAAGTATATTCACAAACGCTACATCGGCTCCGGTCGGATATACCGAGTTGACCAAAGACATAGTAAAAGAATATCAATATATCTACACAGGTCAGAACGTTGATATTCTCAGTTTCAACATTGAGATCAATAATTTATTTTATTCCGGTATCGCTCCTAAGCCAGCAGACCAAGGAGCTAACACTGCCAATCAAAATCAAAAACCCAGTGAGAAATTAAATCCATCAACTAAAACCGGCAAAGGTCAAGCACCCGAAGTACAGTCAGCACAGACCGGGCGCAGTAGAAAAAAACGTGATCCTGACTTATTAAAAGGATACAAAGGTGGATCGGAAAACAAAAGCGTGGAGCAAAACGTAGCTGAAAATTTTCAAAAGGCCTTTATCAGCGGCAGCAGTGCAGACATGGTAGTTGTAACTATGGAAATACTTGGAGATCCTTATTGGTTAGTCGATTCCGGTATAGGCAACCATTTTTCAGCAGCACCGGCGCCTACATCACAGATCTTAGATGATGGCACAATGAATTACGAAGCCGGCAATGTTTTTATCTATATCACATTTAGAACACCAGCAGATGTCAACACATTAACTGGTCTGTATGATTTTTCAATTGCTGGCAAGGAAAGTCCGTTTGGTGGTATATACAGAGTAAACAAGTGCGAAAACACATTCAGCGACGGTAATTGGAAACAAAAATTAACATGTCTTAGAATGCCAGGACCACAAGGTCCTGAAGTCAACAAAACTGTTACCGGAGATAAACCGTCTGTGATAGACAAAGCGTCAACTCCTGCAATTGAGATAGGACCAGTACAACCACCTAGCACATCACCTATTGATCAAAGCAGTCCCAACACTGCTAATATTAACACAGGTAACAATGTCGGTGCCGCTACTAACAGCACGAAAGTAACAACAACATCTAATCAAACACGCAGAGTGGTAGGATTTAGATACTACAGAGATCTAGGACAAAATTAATGGCAGAATTATCAAGACCGTCAGTTGACGACTCAGACAGAAGTGGCGGACTAACCACTGGTATCTATATCGCCACAGTGATCAGCCATCTTGATCCGTCATTCATGGGATCAATAGAAGTTAATCTTTTGAAAGACCAAGCCAACACCGCAGGTGATGACAGTCAAACGTTTATCGTAAAATATGCTTCGCCATTTTTTGGATACACTCCTTTTGAGTTCATGGGAAAGAATGATGGTACTAAATCCACCATTGACGGATTCAGTGACACACAAAAATCATATGGTATGTGGTTCGTGCCGCCCGATGTTGGGGTCAATGTGTTAGTGCTGTTTGTCAACGGTGATCCAGCAGCTGGCTATTGGTTTGCCTGCGTACCGGGTATAAACATAAATCACATGGTGCCAGCCATAGCTGGTAGCACAGTGAACAGTCTAGACGCCGAAGATAAAAAAAGATATGGTAATACCAAACTACCCTTGCCTGTGGCTGAAATGAACAAACGCATCAACGGCGAAACTCAAGAAATTGATCCAGAAAAATATCCCAGAGTGGTTCACCCCATAGCGGATAGATTTCTTGAACAAGGTCTATTAGAAGATGACGTTAGAGGATTCAATACAAGTTCGCCTAGACGAGAAGCTCCTAGTATGGTGTTTGGTATCAGTACTCCCGGTCCTCTTGACAGAAGAGAAAGTGCTAAAAAACAACAGATAGGAAAATCCGACAGCGTAGCCACAGTACCAGTGAGTAGACTAGGTGGCACACAGTTGGTCATGGATGACGGCAATGACAGATACCATAGAGAAAAATCTGCTGCTGAAGGTCCGGTAAAATACGTAGATTTATTAGATCCTGCTAATCAGAAAAAAGGCAATACCGGAAGTGCTACTATTCCTGCCAGCGAATACTTTAGAGTAAGAACTAGGACCGGGCACCAGATATTGATGCACAATTCAGAAGACTTGATCTACATAGCCAATGCTCGAGGCACTGCATGGATAGAATTGACCAGCAATGGAAAAATAGATATCTACTCCGACGACAGCATCAGTATCCACACAGGCAATGATTTAAACATTCGAGCTGATAGAGACATCAACTTTGAATGTGGTCGCAATATGAACTTCAGAACAGAAACTGGCAAATGGCATGCTGAGATTGCAACGGACATGGAATTTTTAATCAACAATGATTCCAAGCTCACTGTGGGAAACAACCTTGATATTTTAGTTGGGTCCAAAGCAAAGATTTCTGCCAATAACGATCTGGATATTGCTACAGACACTGAACTTAAAATTTCAGCTACTGGCGATCTCAGCGTCGGTTCTGGTTCAGAAGTTAAGATCAACGGAACCAAGATCAATCTCAACGGCCCTAATAATGCCGAAACTGCGGTAGCAGCAGACTTTGTGAAACCCTATGATCTCAGAGATAATATCGCCACTAGCACAGCAGCAGGCTGGGACAAGCGGTATCAAGCAGGTATAGTGAAAAGCTTCATGAAGAGAATACCTATGCATGAGCCGTGGGCCTTACATGAACACCGAGCACCAGATTTATTGACTCCGGATAACACGGACAGGGATACTTAATTATGGCCACAAGACTATACAATCAACAAACCGCAGCACAGCGTTCTGCTACTGTAACGCAGAATCAAGGTCAATTCACTTACAAAGGATTTAGTTCTAATGAAGCCAACAAGAACTTTAAACTCTATGATATCAATCTTGTCAAGCAGGATTTGATCAATCATTTTTATATTCGCAAAGGCGAAAAGTTAGAAAATCCAGAATTTGGCACAGTGATCTGGGACATGCTGTTTGAGCCATTCACTCCTGATGTCAAGGAAATCATAGCCAAGGATGTAGAAGCTATCATAAACTACGATCCTAGATTTACAGTAACTGAAATCAACATAGACAGCACAGATCAAGGCATGCGAATTCAAGCAGATTTGGTGTATATTCCTTTCAATATCAATGAACGTATGACCTTGAATTTTGATAAGACTAATTCTGTAATTAACTAAGCATATTATTTTTAAGGGTAAATATTGGTATGACCACAACCAGCAGACAAAACAATCTCATACTAAATCAAGATTGGACTAGGATCTATCAGACGTTTAAAAACGCTGATTTCCGCAGCTACGATTTTGAGAATCTGCGTAGAGTTATTATCACATATCTACGTGAAAATTACCCAGAAGATTTCAATGACTATGTAGAATCATCAGAATACATGGCATTGATAGATGCTGTGGCATTCTTAGGACAAAGCCTGGCATTCCGTATAGATCTTGCCAGCCGTGAAAACTTTATTGAACTAGCAGAAACCAAAGAAAGTGTACTACGCATAGCTCGCATGCTTAGTTACAATGCCAAACGCACAGTTGCAGCCAGCGGACTATTGAAGTTCACAACAATAACCACCACTGATACCATCATAGACAGCAACGGAAAAAATCTTGCGCAACAGTTGATAACTTGGAACGATCCTACAAATACTAACTGGTTAGAACAGTTCCTTACTGTGTTGAATTCTGCTATGGCAGATAATACAGAATTTGGTCGTAGCCAAGGTTCTGCCACTATTCAAGGTATTCCTACAGAACAGTATAGATTCCGTACAGCCAGTACAGATGTACCTTTATTTTCGTTTACCAAGACTGTGGCCAGTAGAGGCATGAGCTTTGAGATAGTTAGCACAGCTTTTAAAAACAGCGAGAACATCTACGAAGAACCGCCAGTGCCTGGCAACCAACTAGGATTCGTTTATAGAAACGATGGTTCCGGACCCGGCAGTGCTAACACAGGATTTTTTGTGCAGTTCAAACAAGGCACATTGGAACTAGCAGATTTCACAGTTGATGTACCTACCACCAATGAAAAAATTGCTGTGGATGCAGGTAACATCAACAATGATGATGTATGGCTGTTTTCTTTAAACTCGCAGGGAGCACAACTTGAGGAATGGACCAAAGTATCGTCTTTGGTGGGTAATAACATTGCCTATAATAGTGTAACACAAGACATACGTAACATCTATGCTGTCAACACTAAAGAAAATGATAATATTGATCTTGTGTTTGCAGACGGTATCTACGGCAACCTGCCACAGGGATCTTTTAGAGTATTTTATAGAACCAGCAACGGACTATCGTATACCATATACCCAAATGAATTAAGAGGTATTAATATTTCTGTGCTGTACAGAAACAAAAACAATGTTGAACATACATTGACCATCGGGCTGGCCTTACAGAGCACTGTGGCCAACTCCGCAGCTTCTGAAGACATAGACAATATTCGTGCCAACGCTCCCGCAGTATATTACACACAGAATAGAATGATCACCGCAGAAGATTATAATCTAGCACCATTGTTGAGTTCACAGAATATTGTAAAAATTAAAGCAGTGAATAGAACATCCAGCGGTATCAGTAGAAATTTTGATATCATCGATGCCACAGGAAAGTACAGCAGTATCAACGTGTTTGGTGACGATGGCTATCTTTACAAGCAAGAAGACGAATCGGTGCTGTCATTTAAATTTACCAGTAGAATAGATATCATCAATTTTATTAGACGCAGTGTAGAACCAGTGTTTACAGATGCCGACGTTTATAATTTTTATTTTACAAAATTTGATAAGATATTATTCACAGATTTTAATACCGTGTGGCAGTCTGTGACCACCGCTACTAGCACAGGATATTTTAAAAATGTGGTAGATAATTCTCAACTCAAGGTTGGGGGCTACTCTACTAGTAACTTGAAATATGTATTGGCCAATGCAGCTGTAAAGTTTATTCCGCCT